GCTGCAGCTCAATCAGGTATGGGCGGCACAGCTGGCTTTGCCAAATTAGTGTCACTTAACCAAGCATCTGCAATCACGGCAGGCACCAAAGATGAAGCAGGTAATAATTTGGTGAATCTATTAGCTAAAATTAATAGCTCTGACACTGCGCAAGATGCTAAAAAATTAGGCGTTAACTTGCCTAAATACTTAGCACAGCAGCGTTCCAAAGGCGTTGATTCAGTGGATGCCTTTGTTGGTTTAGCAGATCAACAAGTTGGAAAATCTAAAGCATGGCAGCAGTTACAGAAAAAATTAGCTTCCTCAAAAAATGATTCTGATAAACGAGACACCCTTGAAAGTATGGGAAATATTGTTCAAGGTTCAACCGTTGGTAAGCTGATTCAAGACAGACAGGCACTAATGGCGCTTGTCGGCATTATGAATAATCGCAAGTATGTTTCAGATATCAACAATAAAGCACTAAAAGCTAATGGCTTAAGCGATGATAACTATAGTCTGATCTCAGATACGGCATCATTCAAAACAGGTCAACTTGGTAACGAAAAGGATATTGCACAACAAAATGCGATGGATAGCTTAACTCCAAGTATAGGTAAGTTAGCAGATGTAGTGGTTACAGCAGCTAAAGAGCACTCTTCATTGGCGACAGCTACAGTTGCAGCAACAACTGCAATTGCAGCATTAGGAGCGACAGCATTAGCTGCAAGTGGTGTCGGTTTGTTAAGTGGTGGTAAAGGCGGTACCGCTAAAAAGGTTGCTTCTAGCATCGGCTCACGATTTAGTATGGGCGGTTTTGGCTCTATGTTATTGGGTGCATTGCCACTAGGTGCAATGGCTTATGCCACCGATATGGCTGGTGATACCAGTAAAGATAAAAGTCGTTCAAGTTCTTTGCTTGGCATGACGGGCAAGCTCAATAATTTCTTTGGCTATGATCCTGATCAAGCTCAACGTGAATGGCGTGCCAAAAAAGACCAAGAGTTAGGAATTCTGCATATCAAGATCGACTCTGAAGGTAGAGCAACTAGCACTATGACTTCAGTCAATAAAGGTCTTAAAGTCAATATGTCCAATGGCCCAACGATGGTGAACAACTAATGGCGAGACGTTCTGAAATGTTTGAACCTAGCTTTCGCGGGGTGAAATTTAACGTTACCCAATCTGAAGGTGAAATTGGCAGACGTAATGTCATTAACGAATTTCCAGATCGTGATGATGCTGAAGCTTATGATTTAGGCAGAAAAGCACGCGTCTTTACATTGACCTGCTTTGTTGTTGGTAGCAACTATATAGAACAGCGTAATGCCTTAGAAGAGGCATTTGAAAAAGCTGGCCCTGGTGAATTAATACATCCTTGGCGTGGTGCAATGAATGTGGTTGTCTCTAGTTGTCGCCCTAGTGAAAGTATTGATCAACTTGGCCGCTATAGCTGGAGCGTAACATTTACGCAAACAGGAAACAAAAGCCAGCCTAGTGTAAGGCCTGATACTGTAGCGATTGTCGATGCAGCATCTGACAAAGCCATTGCAGCTACTGAAAATGATTTTTCACAAGTGTTCAATGTAGATGCAATGCCAGAGTTTGTTGAGTTAGATTCTGTCGCTAAAATTGGCGAAGCTCTCGATAACACTCTAGCCATCGCCCGTGGCATGCTGCCAGATATGACCATAGTGCCAGCCTTTATCAGCAATGCCTCTGGCATCCTTGGCAAAATCACAGAGCTGATGCGCTTACCTACTAACTTGGCTACTGAAATGACTTCACAGACTGCAGGTATTCTTGGCCTTGGTAGCTCACCACTGGCATCATTTAATGCATTAAAAAATCTCTTTGGTTTTAGTCATGCAGCATCAAGCAGAGCAACGCCAAGCCGCATTCAGTTAGATAATAATCGTATTGCCATTGCCGATATTACACGTAGAGCTGCTGTCATTGAGGCTGCTAGAAGTAGCGCAAGCATTGAATATGAAAGTCAAAACCAAGCAATCTTAATTCGTGACAGCTTAGTTGTTGCCATTGAAGCCGAAGAATTAACCGCCAGTGATGATGTGTTCAATGCGCTGGCTGAACTGCGTACTGCAGTAGTGAATGACATCAGCGTGCGAGCGTCAGATTTAGCTAGGCTAATTCCTTATACACCAAATGCCACACTGCCAGCCCTAGTGGTGGCTTACTCACTATACGGTGATGCTAATCGAGACACGGATATTATCAACCGCAATCGTATAGGTCACCCTGGCTTTATTGTAGGTGGCAAATCCCTTGAAGTGCTGACAGATTAATATGATTGAGGTTAAGGTGGATGGTAGTGTTTACGGCGGTTGGAAAACAGCTCGTGTGCCTTTTGGCATTGAGCAAATCGCCAACTCGTTTGATTTGAATGTAACTGATCGCTGGTCTAGTCTAGAAAATAAATATCCAATTAAAGTAGGCTCACAGTGCCAAGTTCTTGTCGATGGCGAGCTTGTGATTACAGGCTTTGTCGATAGCAACACACCTGAGTTCGACGCCAATAATTACAGCATCAGTGTGAGTGGACGCGATGCAACGGGTGACTTAGTCGATTGCTCAGCCATTCATAAATCTGGCCAGTGGGCGCAAGCAAGCCTAGATAAAATTATTCGCGATCTGTGCGCGCCATTTAATATTAAAGTCATTGTGGATGCCCCACTAGGCGATAAATTTCCAACTTATAGTATTCAAGAAGGTGAAACCGTTCATGAATGTATAGACCGCGCCTGTCGTATGCGTGCCGTGATGCCAATATCAGACGGTAAAGGTAACTTGGTGATCACACGTGCTAAATCAGGTGCACCAGTAGCTGAACTAATTCAGGGTGAAAACATACTGTACGCACGCGGTGAGTTCACCATGAATGAACGCTTCAGCCAGTATTTCATTAAAGGGCAAGATCGTGGCTCTGATGATAGTTTTGATACGCCTGAAACACACACACAAGTGAGTGCAACCGCAACTGATGACTACATTAAACGCTATAGGCCGCTGATAGTCATCGCAGAAGACAAAGGCTCACATGCTACTTATAAACAGCGTGCAGAGTGGGAGCGCAATGTTAGACGTGGGCGCAGCGCTCGCGCAACGGTGCGTGTGACTGGCTGGCGTAATGTGTCTGGTGCATTATGGCATGCGAATACTTTAGTGCATTTCAAATCTAGTTATTTGTATGCCGATGTCACCTTATTGGTGGTTGGTGGCACTTACATACTGGATGAAACTGAAGGCATGATCACTGAGTTATCACTGGTTGGCCGTGAAGCATTTGATTTAATAGTGGGTGTAAGAACAACTAAACTTAAGTCAGTAATCAAAGGTAAAAATGGCGCGAGTGTTGGCTCAGATTCAAAAGAGAAAAAGCATAAAAAGGATGATAGTAATGACTGGGGCTTATTTTGATAGCTGTGATTAATAAAGTCATAGACCCGCTTCGCCGCCGTGTACGCCTGATGATCAGCCGTGCCGTCTTGAGTGCTATTAGCGATGGGGCAGGAATTCAAATGGTGCAAGTTAAGCTGCTCGATGGCGAAGTGCGTGACGGTGTGGAGCGCTTTCAAAACTATGGTCAAACAAGTGTTCCGCATGCTGGAGCTGAAGGCGTGATGGCTTGTGTGAGTGGCAACCGTGATCACGGCATTGTGATTGTCATGGATGACAGGCGCTACCGCCTTAAAGGTTTAGAAAGTGGCGAAGTCGCAATGTATGATGATTTAGGTCAGGTCGTGCATTTAAAGCGCTCTGGCATATTGGTTGAAACGCCACTAGATTTTGAAGTGAGAGCCAAAAATATTAAGCTGCATGCTGATGATAGCTTTAAATTTGATGTGAATGGTCATGGTCAGAAATGGGATGCAACAGGTGTAGAAACTTGGCAGGATGACGATGTGCCCAAGCCACACCATAACCATGCACCACCAGAAATACCTTAGTAATTTACCCTTCAAGCCGCTTTCATAGCGGCTTCTTAATTTTAATACACGTTAATGTTGTGAAAATCTAATAAACCCTATGCTTACACCTATTCTTAATTAGGTAGAAGCAGTGGCCGACATCCGTACAGTCTTCATCGATATGCAAAATGGCGCTGACTACGCCATTGCTGCGCTATTGCTGCAAGAAGATGATGGCCTTGATACCGCAGTGATATTGAGCCTTTTCACAGATAGACGTGCTGAAAATGACGATGTAATACCAGGTGGCACAGATAACAAACGCGGCACTTGGATTGATAGCTTCGCAGAAGTTGAAGGTGACAAATACGGTAGTCGTCTTTGGCTATTAGAGCGCGCAAAACTACTGCCTGAAACAGTCAATCGTGTGCGTGAATACTGTGCTGAAGCGTTGAACTGGATGATACGTGATGGCGTAGCAAAAGCCGTGAATGTATCTGCTGAAATAGTCAGGCGTCATCCTTTAGGCATCATCAACACGCAAATTGACATCATTAAACCAGATGGCAGCACCACACGATATAAATTCGATAAGCTTTGGAGCGCTGCGTAAATGTCCTTTAATAGACCAACCCTAGATACATTAATCAAACGCAATCAAGCGGATGTTGAAAGCAATCTTCCTGGTACTGATGCAAAATTACGCCGTACCAATTTGGGCGTTTTGGCTAAGATTATTTCAGCTTGTACGCATGGCTTGTATGGTTACCTAGCGTACATAGCTCAACAGATACTGCCAGATAGTGCTGAAAAAGCTTACCTTGATCGTCATGCTAGCCTATGGCTAACAGTGCCGCGTAAGGCTGCCAGTTATGCAACAGGCCAAGTGATTTTTACTGGTACAAATGGCACGGTGATTCCTGCAGGTAGTATCTTAATTCGTTCTGATGGCTTGGAATATGAACTAGATGCAGATGCCACCATAGTGTTAGGTACTGCAATTGCGAGTGTGACATCGATGTTAGCTGGTCAATTAAGTAATACGGATGCAGCAACCGTATTAACAATGGCCTCTCCTATTGCAGGCATTAATAGTAATGTCACGGTCAATTCACTAGCCTTAAGTGGTGCAGCAGATGAAGAATCTGACGCTGATCTACGCGCAAGAATCGTTGCCCGTATTCAGCAGCCACCTCATGGCGGTGCAGATTTTGACTATATAAACTGGGCATTAGAAGTACCAGGCGTAACACGTGCGTGGGTATATCCGCAAGAGTTAGGACTTGGCACTGTAACAGTCAGATTTGTACGCGATAACGATGCCAGCATTATTCCTGATGCTGGCGAGGTCACTGCGGTTTACAACTACATAGAGGCTAGACGACCTGTCACAGCCGAGTTAAACGTAGTTGCCCCAGTTGCCGTGCCTCTTAATTTCACAATAGCCGCCACACCCAATACTGCCGCCGTAAAAGCCGCTATTCAAGCTGAATTAAAAGACTTAATCCAACGCGAATCTAAACCTAATGGCACAATTTTGTTAAGTCATATCCGTGAAGCAATTTCATTAGCTGCAGGTGAAAACAATTATGTGATGACGGCACCAAATGCCGACGTCACAACAACTGTCGGCAATATGACAACCTTCGGCGTAATTACTTGGGTGTGATATGTCCTTAAATGCTGAAAACTATTTGCAACAACTGCAAGCGCTTTTACCAACAGGCTTAGCCTGGGCAAAATCATCATCGACCACATTAGCTAAATTACTTACTGCCTTTGCTGAAGAATTCAAACGCGTGGATTACAGAGCAGATGATCTGCTCAATGAAGTTGATCCACGCACCACAAATGAGTTGCTGGCTGAGTGGGAGTATCTAGCAGGTCTACCTGATTTATGCACTGGCATACCCGCCACCATCGCTTTAAGACGTGAATTGTTAGTCTCTAAGCTCACAAATACTGGCGGTCAGAGTAAACAGTTCTACATCGATTTAGCCGCCAAACTTGGCTTCACTATCACCATCACTGAGTTCAAACGATATCGAGTTAATTCAAGAGTGAACGACCCTTTAAACGGTGAAGACTGGGCATTTGTATGGCGCGTTAATTCAGCACAAAACACAGTGAGAACTTTCAATGTGAAAAGCCGCGTGAATGAGCCATTAGCCTCATGGGGTAATACCGCCCTTGAATGTGCCATCACAAGATTAAAACCAGCACATACACATGTGCAATTTGCATATCAATAGGAGTCAAAATGGACAATAGAATTTGGGCAGCAGATGCAATTGCTTCGCCGCCATCAGCACCAGTCTCACCTTCATCAGGTTATCCAACAGATGGTGATCCATTAGCTGCGCAAAATGCAACTGAGCCAGGGGCATACTGGTTTCATGCTTTTGGTGAAGAAATGCGAGCAGTACTAGTCGAAGGTGGTCTAACACCCAATGCGTCAATACTTACCCAACTACGTGATGCCATCAAAAACATAGTCAAAGGGGGCGACTATAAAGACAGCGTACGCGTTGCCTCAACTGCCGCCATCAACTTAGCCGCACCAGGCGCAAACATTGATGGCATTGCAATGGTTGCTGGTGATCGCTTTCTTGAGAAAGACAATGCCACATTAGCTAGTCGCGGTATTTATATTTGGAATGGCGCCGCTGTAGCTGCAACACGTGCACTCGATGCAGACACTGGCGCTGAGTTTAATGGTGGTGCGATTATTCCAGTAGAGGCTGGTACGTTGAATGCTGATACAAATTGGCAGGTCACTAATGATGGTGTAGTGGTCATAGGTACGACTGGTTTAACGTTCCAGCAGGTTGGTTCTGCGGTGGACGCAACAACTGCTGTCAAAGGTAAGGTTCTATTAGCGCAATCTAGCGGCTTTACTGGTACTGGAAGCACAACAGATGTTCCGCCAGTGGCTGCGATTATTGCAGGTTTACTTGGCGCTGGTGGTAACTCGGCCAATGACTATATAACGCTTCCATATCGCGATAAGACTGATGGTACTCTCAAAAAGTTAATTATTCAGTGGGCAACAGGTACGACTGATCCGGCAAACAATACCGAAACGACTCAGACCATTACCTTTCCAATCACATTTCCAACTGCCGTCATATGGTCCGGTGTAATGACACAAACAGCCTCATTGCTAGGTGCTTGTGATCTATTTTATCAATCAATTCCACCTACTACAGCAAATATTCAAGTGCAGCGTAATCATACAGGTTCAGCATCAAGCAACACTGTTACTACTAACCCAAAAGTATTTGCAATTGGTTACTAAGGAAAATCATGTCTAAATTTATATTATTTATTGAAGGTTTAGTATCGGGTCGTTACGATTCAAATATTCACGGTGATGACATACCAAATGATGCTATCGAAGTTAGCGAAGAGATATTTCGTCAAACGATTGATGAGCAAGATGGCATTTGGTCTTTAGTCGATGGTGAAGTCGTTAAATTGTCGTTTCCAGCACTATCAATTAGTGAGTTAAAAGCAGCAAAGCGTCAAGAAATCAATAGTGCTTTCAACCAAGCTATGCAACAAATAGTTGGCGATACGCCATCTAATGAAGTATCCAGCTGGGGAAAACAAGAGGCTGAAGCACGGGCATATCAAGCAAACTATGCTGCAATTACTCCGTTAATAGACGCTTTAGCATCGGCTCGCAGCGTTCCTAAAGATGAGTTGATTTCTCGCATA